GCAGCTCGAGACGGTTTTAAATTTGCCGTTCGACTCAATGGAACTAGTGACCTTCCATGGTTTAAATATAAAGTTGACGGTGGTGGTTCTCTTATGGATCTACATCCTGATGTACAATTTTACGACTATTCAAAGGTCCTTAACTATCTTGATCACGGTAAAAAAAATTATCATGTTACCTTCAGTGACTCAGGGACCAACCAACAGGACCAACAGGCAGCAATAAAAAAGGGCGTTAACGTTGCCGTTGTTTTCAAGGACCAACTGCCAAAAAAATGGATGAATAAAAGAGTGATTGACGGTGATAAACATGATCTAAGGTTTAAGGATCCGTCAGGCGTGATTGTTGGACTTGTAGCAAAGGGACTCGGTAAAAAAGTCGAGACAAATTCTTTTATTAAAATCGCATCATGATCGAGGACATTTTAAAATTCATCTTCAAAGCTGCCGTTCCGTGGCTCTTCTTATTTATTCTATTTATTATTGTTTATATTTAGAATGATTCTAAACTACAGCCCCACAACCTGGGGCTGTAAAAAAAATAAATTATTTTCTTTACATATATTATTATATCCCTTATTAATGGGACAGTGTTAAACATAAATAATAACTAACAAAAAGGAGTTAAAAAAAATGAGTACACTAAAAAAACAAAAAGCGTTAAGACTAACGACAGAACAGTCGAAGCTATTATTTAATTATAATAAAGCTAACGACCAAAAAAAAGCGTTTTCGAAATTGGCTCAAGATTTAAAAGAGCCTTCAGTAACTATTGTTGACGCTAACGGTGGGCAGGTCTTCACCGTTTACAAGGGTTACAACGTCCACGCCCAAACCAAACACAAGGAATATACAACAATTGATTTAAAAAAATTGCAGGAAGATCATCCTAAATTATATGATCAATATAAAACTAAGGTTGTAAATTCTGTAACATTAGAAGTAAACACAGTAAAAATATAATGGATATAGCATTATATATTATTTTAATAATTGTCAGTTTTACAATTGCATTTTTAGGCGTGATTGTATTGTTTACAATTGACCCGTGGACAGGTTTAATTCTGTCCATGGGTGGTTTACTTTTATCAATTCGAACTATTGCGAGGGTATAAAATGTCAAGCGACTATATAAAAGAACTATTAAAAGATTATAGTAATTTATGTCATCGAGATTTTATGCGAAAATATAAACCCGATGAATTAATTAAAGCCCGTAAATTATCTTTACAAGACCAACATAAATCTTTTATAGATAATCAAGTCAAAACAAGACAGGCACAACTTATAAAAAACTAATCTTTAAAAACACACGCCCCACGTGGGGCGTGTGGCTCCCACCCTTAGAGGTACCAACCAAAATCTAAAAATATATTTTTAAAAATTTTTTTTTAAAAAATTACAATTTTTTAAACTTTATACACTTTGACTAAAACTTGTATGACAAATAGAGGTAGTAAGGTCTTGTAGAATTAGGGGGTAGATTTAAAGGGGACCCGAGGGTATAGTAAATTAAGATGACAGATACAGAATTATTGACCACAGATCAGCTACGAGAGAGGCTCGAAAAAGTATGGTTGAAACATATAAAATTATGCCAAGACAACTTCTTATATTTTGTAAAGAATGTTTGGCCAGATTTCATTTGCAGAACTGATAAGGATCCAGATAAGTGGGGACATCATCAACACATAGCACACGAGTTTACTAAGATATCAAAAAATAAAAAAGGAAGGCTCATAGTAAACATGCCTCCTAGACACACTAAATCAGAATTTGCATCCATATACTTTCCTGCTTGGATGATTGGAAAGAATCCTAAAATGAAAATTATGCAGGTGTCACACAACGCAGAACTTTCTGGAAGGTTCGGTGCAAAGGTAAGAAACTTAATTGACAGTCCAGAGTATAAACAAATATTTGGAGATGTTAGACTACGAGAAGATAGTAAAGCAAAAGGACGTTGGGAGACCAATCAAGGTGGGGAATATTTTGCAGCGGGTGTTGGCGGTTCTATCACAGGACGAGGGGCGGACTTACTTATTATCGATGATCCACACACGGAGCAAGACTCGTTATCCGATAGTGCAATGGAAAGAACTTTTGATTGGTACTTGTCTGGTCCCAGACAACGTCTTCAACCTGGAGGCTCAATCGTACTTGTAATGACAAGGTGGGCTCAAGATGATTTGACCGGTCGATTAATAAAATCAGAAAATGAACCTAAAGCAGACAAGTGGGAGAAAATTTCTTTTCCAGCTTTGCTTGGTGAAGATGATAATGTTCAACCCGTGTGGCCTGAGTATTGGTCTCTAGATGAATTAGAAAAAGTTAAAGCGTCAATATCAATTAGAAATTGGTCGGCTCAATACATGCAAAACCCCACGTCAGAGGAAGGAGCAATTCTTAAACGTGAATGGTGGCAGCCTTGGGTCGGGGATCTTCCTACATTAAAACATGTTATTCAATCTTATGATACTGCGTTCAGTAAAAAAGAATCTGCCGACTATAGTGCAATTACTACATGGGGAATATTCACGCCTCACGAATCCATGCCTGATGCCATTATGTTAATTGATGCCGTTAAAGGTAAATATGATTTTCCAGAATTAAAAATGGTTGCACTCGATCAATACAAGTATTGGCAACCAGAGACAATTATTGTAGAAGCAAAGGCAAGCGGACAAAGTTTATTACAAGAATTAAGAAGAATGGGTATACCAGTTATGGATTACACACCAGGAAGAGGACAGGATAAACACTCACGGGTCAACGCCTGTGCTCCGATATTTGAATCTAAACAAGTATATTATCCTCGAGACGAACACTGGGCTCAAGAAGTTATTGAGGAATGTGCAGCGTTTCCACATGGAGAGCATGACGATTATGTAGACAGTACAACGCAAGCTATGTTAAGATATCGGCAAGGTTCTTTTGTAACAACTTATGCTGACGAGGATGAGGTTGAAAGTTACAAAGAACGTAGATACGTATATTATTAATAAGGAGAAAAGACATGTCAAGAAAATCAAGAAGAAGAAATAAGGTACTTCTAGCTGGTGCTGCATTGTTAGGCGCATCTAAGTTAGGAATGCTTGGAGCAAAATCACCTGCATCAAATGTTGTAGGAAAAACTCCAGAATTTAGAAAATCATTTGTTAAAGATAAACCAGTATTAGGAAAAACTAAAGAGTTTAGAAAAACTTTTACAACTGGTGCAACTGAAACTAAAAAAGTAGTTCCAAAATTAAAAGTTAATTACAAAGGTGATGTTATTAAAGAGGGTAAAAATTTAGGAACTGGAAATAAGAAAACTAAATTTGTAAATCTAAGTCCAGATAAAGGAGAAGTTGGAATTTATCAAGGTGGTAAAAAAGTAAGTGGTTTAAATCAAAAAGCTATTAACGTTTTATCAGACGGTAAAATTCAAACTCAAGGTAAAACTTTTGAAGGTAAAAAAGAATATAGAAAGTTCATGGACGAACAAAGAGCAAAAAAAAGAAAAACTTCAATGACAAAAGTTAAAGATGGTCCATCTTTATTTGGCTTTAGATTTAAACAACCTTTATTTAAAAAAGGAAGTATGATTAAGGCTCGTGGTGGCGGAATGGCTAGAACGAAACCTACAAAAATGTACTAATGGCTGAAATTGAAAAAGCAATTGAAGAGGAAGTAAAAACTCCTGATTCAGAAGAAGTAGACATTGAGATTGAAGGTGAACCAGTTTCACCTACAATCGAAGAGCAAGTCGCTAAAGCTGAAGATTTTTTTAAAAATCTTGCAGAGGACATGTCGGACGAAGTTCTGCAAAGAATATCTAATCAGTTATTAGATGACTATAAAAAAGATAGAGTCTCAAGAAAAGATTGGGAAACTTCTTACACAAGTAATCTAGATCTTCTTGGAATCAAACACACAGAGATGACTAGACCGTTTAAAGGTTCGGCATCCGTGACTCATCCACTTTTATCAGAGGCTGTTACACAATTTCAAGCACAAGCTTACAAAGAATTATTACCATCTCAAGGACCAGTAAGAACTAGAGTTCTTGGGATGGAGGATAATGAAAAAGTAAATCAAGCACAACGTGTTCAAGATTTTATGAACTACATGATTACAGAGGAGATGGAAGAATACACTCCAGAGTTTGATCAATTATTATTTTATTTAGCACTAGCAGGATCAGCATTTAAAAAAGTTTATTACGATGAAGTAATGCAAAGAGCAGTTTCTAAATTTATACCTGCAGAAGATTTAGTCGTTCCATATTACACTACAGATTTAATGGAATGTGAAAGAATTACTCACGTCATCAAGATGGGAGAGAATGAAATTTTAAAAAAACAAGCAGCAGGATTCTATAGAGATGTAGAATTGAAACCAACTGCAGCAGGACCAACAGATATAGAAAAAAAATACCAAGAGTTAGAAGGAGTTACACCTTCAACTGATAAACAATATTCATACCAAATTCTAGAAATGCATGTTGACTGTAATTTAGAAGAGTTTGAAATGCAAAATGCAGAAAAAGAAGTAAAGATTCCTTACATAATTACTATTGATGAAGGCTCTGGAGAAGTTTTATCTATTTATAGAAACTATAAACCTAACGATGAAGCTAAAAAAAGAGATGAATACTTTGTTCATTTTAAATTTTTACCAGGATTAGGCTTTTATGGTTTCGGATTAACACACATGATAGGTGGATTATCTAGAA